TGCAAAATGAGCATGTGATTTTACGACGAGTTTCACGGATTCAGGTAATAATGTGCTTCGTCAATAAAAATGCGGTCAACGCCCAATTCCTCAAACGTGACCACATCATCCTTCCGGCTTTGGTCGTTCAGCTTTTCCAGCTTGGCGTCAATGGATTTCCTGGTGCGCTCCATCTGCTTGATGGAGAAGCGTTCCCCGTGGCTGGCTTTCAGTTCCGCGATGCCGTCCAGTATCTCCCGCCGCTGCTGTTCCAGAAGATACCGCTGGCGCTCCACGCTCACCGGGATTTTCTCAAACTGCAAGTGCCCGATGATGATGGCGTCATAGTCCCCGGTGGCGATTCTGCCGCAGAACCGCTTGCGGTTCTTGGTTTCAAAGTCCTTTTTGGTCGCCACCAGGATATTGGCGGAGGGGTAGAGCTGCAAATACTCCGACGCCCACTGTTCCGTCAGGTGGTTGGGGACAACGAACAGGCTCTTTTGACACAGGCCCAGCCGCTTGCTCTCCTGCGCCGCCGCGACCATTTCAAAGGTTTTGCCCGCGCCGACTTCATGGGCCAGCAGCGTGTTTCCGCCGTACAGCACATGGGCGATGGCGTTGAGCTGATGCTCCCGCAGGGTGATCTCCGGGTTGATGCCGCCGAACACGATATGCCGTCCATCATACTCGCGGGGCCGGATGGAGTTGAACAGCTCATTGTACTGCTTCTCCAAGGTCTGCCGCCGCTGGGGGTCTTTCCATATCCAGTCCCGAAAAGCGTCCTTGATGGCCTGCTGTTTCTGCTGGGCCAGGGTGGTGGCGTTATGGTTCAGAACGCGGCGTTCCTTGCCGTCCGGGTCCTTGATGGTATCATAGATTCGCACATCGCGGAGGTTCAAAGTGTCCTCCAGGATGTGATAGGCGTTGAGCCGGTCCGTGCCATAGGTGGTGTTGGCGGCAACATCATAGCCGGACACGGTATTTTTGCCGGTGATGTTCCATTCCCCGGTGTATTCCGAGAAATTCACATGAATTTTATTCTTCTGGACCGGCGGCGTCTTGAACAACTCATACATAAACTGTTGGACATACCGCTTATCCAGCCAGGTGGCCCCCAGGCGGAGGTCAATCTCCGAGGCGGTCAGGTCCTGGGGCTGGGCGGATTCCAGCGCCTCCACATTGGGGCGCAGCCGGTGTTTTTCCCCTTCGGGCAGCGCGTCCAACATGGCCCTGGCAGCGCGCAGTTTCTGCCGCACGTTCCCGGACAGGTATTCATCAGCGGCAACAAGGGGAAAGCTGTCCACATCCTCCAGGGACCAATCCTTGCGGCTGGGGTCTCCCTGGCACTGAATATCCCGGAAAATCACGCCGGACAGCTCCGATTCCAGTTCCGCCTCCGTTTTCCCGGAGAGCTGGGCCATATAGGACATATCCACTCCGGCCTTTTCCCCGATAGAGACGGCCAGGGCTTCACTGGCGGTGTCCACATGAGTGGCCGCCCTGTGGGGCTTGATGGTCCGCTTGGTGAACATATCCGCTTTGCGTTCCAGCCGCCCGTCATTGTCCAGCATCTCCAACGAGCAGAGCAGAAAATAGGAGCTGTCAGCGGAAAAGGCCAGCGCGTTCTCCCGATTGTTGATAAGGCCGTACTTTTTAGAGAAAGCGTCATACAGGCTGTTGAGGGTCTGCCGCTCCTTATGGACGGAGTTTTCATCGGCGTCCTCCATCTGAAGGTCGATCAGCCGATGCACACAGTCCCGCAGCTCCACCATGCCCATGACGCGGCCCCTGGCCGTGGCGCTCAGATTGGGCTTTGCCATCATGGAGGTTTCCCGGTAGTATAATTCGCCGTCAACAACGCCAAAGGAGTATTTTTCTATATTGGGGTCTGCCGGAATCAGTGCGTCCGTCTTGATTTCCTCATCCAGTTCGGACAGCTCGACACGCTTGATCTCGCCATGGATATGGGACAGAGCGGTGCGGAGCTGCTGGGCAAAGTCCTCATCCTTCCGGGGTTTACAAGCCAACTGCGGACCATAGGGGCCGGAGGTGATCTCCAAATCGCCCAGCACCATTTCGGGGTGGGTCTGGAAATAGCGGTTCATACTCACGAAGCCGGGGCGTTCCTCGCCGTCCTGCCCGACATAGGTGTGGCGTTCAATGACCTCCGCCTCCACCCATTCCGGCAAAGGCTCATTTTCACGCAGGGGAATCTCCCGCTTTTGCAGGAACATGATGGACATGGAGGTATCTGTCCCGGCATTGGCCTGGAAAACGCCGTCCGGCAGACGGACCGCGCCCAGCAGATCGCACCGCCGCGCCATGTACCGCCGCGCCCGATCGTCCTTTTTGTCCATCGTGCCGCCGCTGATGCCGTTGGAGGTAATGAACGCGATCACGCCGCCTGCCCGGACCTTATCAATCGTTTTGGCAAAGAAATAATCGTGAATCAGAAACCGCTCCCGGTCATAACGCTGGTCCACCACGGGATAATTACCAAACGGCACGTTGCCGATAGCAAGGTCGAAAAAGCTGTCCGGGAAGTCGGTTTTTTCGTAGCCGCGCACCGTGATACGGGCCTTGGGATAGAGCTGCTGGGCGATGCGCCCGGTGATGCTGTCCAGCTCCACGCCGTACAGCTTGGACGCGGCCATGCTCTCCGGCAGCAGGCCGAAAAAGTTGCCCACGCCGCAGGACGGCTCCAGAATGTTCCCCTTTTCAAAGCCCATGTTCCCGATGGCCTCATAGATGGCCTTGATAACCAGAGGGCTGGAGTAATGGGCATTGAGGGTAGATGCCCGCGCCGATTTGTACTCGCTGTCCGTCAGCAGGCTTTTCAGCTCCTGATACTCGGCAGACCACTCGGCCTTGTCCGGGTCAAAGGCGTCCGGGATGCCGCCCCAGCCAACATAGCGGGAAAGGACTTCCTGTTCTGCTTCAGTAGCGGACCGGCCCTCGGCCTCGATCTGCTGCAAGGTGCGGATGGCCTCCACGTTCCTGCGGTACTTGACTTTCGGCCCGCCCACGCCCAGGTTGTCATCGGTGATGCGGAAATTCCCGGCAGCAACATCCTGTTCCATGACGGGGGCCTGCTCCGGCTGTGCGTGTTCCGGCTCGTCAAAACGCAGGGTCTGAACGACAACATCATAGGGCAGGCCGTTTTTATCGCCGGGATAGAGGGTTGTGGTTCCTGGTTTCGCTGTGGTGCCGCCAGCCGGTGGCGGGGCCTCCGGCTGTTCCTCCTGGGGCGGCGCTGGCTGGGCCGGGACCTCCGGGGTAAAGAGGGCGGCGTTGCGCTCGTCATGGCGCAGAGCGTCCTCAAAAAAGTCCCGACTGACCGTCTCATGGCTCCAGGCGTATGGCCCGGTGTGGATGCGCACGTCCAAGTCTCCAATGTATTCGATGGTCCCGGCAATATCGTGGTCGCCATAGCCAAAGGCCACCTTGTCTCCCTCTCGATAGGTGAGCTGGCCCGCCAGCTCTACGCTCTCCCGCTGAACCGGCTCATGGGAAAAACCGTCCAGCTCTTGCAGCCAGAGGGCGCGGAGAATGGGGGCAACGGCCTCCCAGGACAGGGACAGCTTTGTGCCGAATTTGTCCTGGATTTCTACCGCCATACTGACGGTAGAGGTAAAATAGTCCGCTATGTCCCCGGTCTCCAGCGTTACCGTCTCGGCGCGGCTGGCAAAGGCAAGGGACAGCCGCTGGGCAATTTCCCGGTTATTCTCGCCAGAGCGCAGCCAGCCGGAAATGTAGCCCTTGTCCCGCTCTGTCATCAGATGGGAGGTCAGCACTTCCCGAAAATCATCGTTGACGCGGCTCATATCGGCGGGCAGATAGCTGGTAATTCGGCCATTCCGCGTATCCTGGTGCAGCAGCCGCTCAAAGTTTTCTTTACTCTCGGTGCGGAAAAGGGGGATAGGCAGCGCAGGGTCCCGCAGCTCCACATCAAGCAGGCCAATACCCGTGATCTCAAAAGCGGTATTGTTCAGATAAACCGTATCACCTGGGTTATAGGCCGGGGCCAGCGGGTCATGGGGCGGCTGGTCTGCCGCGCCGGGGATAACATCCTGGATGGCCTGCCAGTCCCGGAATCCGTTCTCCTTGGCCTCCCGGCGCACCGACCCCACGATTTCCCGCCTCGCCAGGATGATATAGGGCTGGCTCTGCACGTCCCGGCTGTTCTGGTTCCCGAAGTGGACGCGGGTGTTCTCGATGATCTCGGTCCGGATACAGCCTTTTGCGTCCTGGCCTGTGTCAAAGTCCGGGTCCCAATAGGTGTAAGTGCAGCCGTCCCCGTCCACCGCCGCGTTCCGGGCGTACTCCCGCATCAGGGCCGCCACGTTGTTGCGCTCGGTGAGGGCGTCCAGCTCTTCATTGATGATCCTGGCCGGTTCCACCAGCGCCTGGGTGTCTGGGGTGGCCGCTAGGGGAGAGGCGTTGATCTTGATGTTGTCTGAGGAAATGGTTGCCACCCGCTTTATGATGTTGAATACAGGGGTGGGCAGGCCGTTGGAGACGACCCCCTCCCATTGCTTTCCGATGAAGAAGTTTTCATTGACCCGGACGGTCTCGTCCAGGTTGATGGCGCTGTTGAACTCCACGCCTTTGCAGTAGAGCTTCCACACTTCCTCCGGGGATAACAGGGCCTCTCCGCTGGCCCTGGGCATCCCCATGATGTTCAGTGATGTCAAGTCGGGCTGTACCCCGTCCCGCTTACTCTCCGGCATCCCCGCCCACCGCCTTTCTTGCCACGCCGATGTCATAGTCCATGATGGAGTTGATCCCGTCAAAGAGCAGCTTTTCCTTTTTCGCCTGGGCTTCCACGGTCTCATAGGCATCGGAGACTTTTTCCTCCAGGGTGGACATTCTCTCTGTGGCCGCATGGACCCGTTTGTCTAAGCAGCGGAGGTCGTCCTGGAATGCGGCGTCTTTCCCCTCCAGGTCTCTTTTCAGGGCACTTACCTCAAGGCTCATATTCTCTAATCGCGCAGATATCCCATCCGCCAGGGACTCCACAGCTTTCAAAAGCCGCACATGATCGTTTACCTGTTTCTCAAGGTGGCTGATATGGACCGCAAGAAGGATACAGGCGAAGATCAAAACGCCTAGACAAGCAAATAAGATTTCCAGCACAACAAGCACTCCTCTCAGTTCATATACCCTTCCGTGATCTCCCCGCCGCACATAAAGTGGGCGTAGTCCTCCGGCCCGTCCTTGTCCTCATCTTCCCATTCCGCGTCCCGCTCCGGTTTGGCCTCCGCCGGGAGGACCCGGCTGACGCAGTAGTAGCGCACACCGTCCACTGTGTGGGTAATTTCATGGGGCTCTTTGGCGCAGTCGTTGGGGTTCTTCTCGTCTGCCTGGATGTCTTGAATATCCCCAATGGCGACCTTGCACACGTCAAAAAACATCAGCCCCGGCAGCTTGTCCGGCACCGCCCCGGCCGCCCGCCGGAATCTCTGCATAACGTCGGGGGTCCGCTGGGGGCGGGGGGCCTGGGCCTCCTTCATCATCATGTGGCCCTGGACCCGGTTGTTGTCCGCTTTGACCAGGGCAACCTGGTTGAGCATGAATATCTCCGCCATGGTTTTGCCCGTGTCCTTTTGCCGGGACCAGATATCCGGCGGCGCGTAGGTCGCGCCCACGTTCTCACTGGGGAGGGTCATTTCATGGATTTTCTTGGCCGCGTCCTGGACAATCAGGTTCTTTTCACAGAACTCCCGCACGCACCAGCTCCGCCCGTCCTCATCCACCGCCCACCAAAAGCAGGCGAACATATCCAAGCCATAGTCAAAGCTGCGGTAGCGCATCCAGTGCTCCGGCACTTGGAAGGGGGCGACAACGTGGGTGGCTGCGGAGAACTCCGGGAAGTAGTTTCCGCCGATGGCGTCCCAATCGCCATACCGGTACGCCCGGCGCTTATCCTCCGGCATATTCGCCAGCATCCGGACATAGCCGGGGGAACTCTGCATCAGGTGGTAGTTGTCCTCTACCGTGGCCGGAATGAAACTGTAATCTGCCGGGTCCTCGTTCTCCTCCGGGTTGTCTGCGTTGCTCTTGAACTGCCGGTCGATGAACAGCCGCTTCACCCAGCGGTGTCCAACGCCGCCGGGGTTGCAGGTCAAATACATCCGCTTGGGGAACGCATTGACGCCGCGCAGGCAGCCGCCCAGGAAGTTGAACGCCCGTTCGCTGAACTGCGTCGCCTCGTCTATGAAAATCCAGTCATATTCCAGGCCGTTGTACTCGTCCTCTGAGGCATCCCCGGACCAGTGGCCGAACTTGATGGTTGACCCGTTCTGAAACTGCATCAGGTGGGTGGTGGCGTTGTAGGACGCGATCTGCGGCGGGACCATCTTCACGATAGGCCGGATGTGGTTTTCCTCCAGCTCCGGGTAAGTCCGGCGCATGATTAGAATCCGGATTCCCGGATTGGTCATGGCCCCGCCTATGGCCTTGATTCGGACAGCATGGGTTTTCCCGCCGCCCTTCGCCCCGCCATAGGCCGTGTAGGTGGTGCGTGACAGGTAGAAAAGCCGCTGCTTCGCGTTGGCTTCCCCAGGGTCCCACACAATGTCTTTCTTCTGCTCCGGCTTCATTCGCCGCATCCGCGCCACGTACATTCCTCCTGCATGAAAAAAGCACCAGAACGATTTACGCCAATGCGTCTAAAATCGTTCTGGTGCTATACCAGACTGCTCTATTTTTTATTTTTCGTTGTGTTATTTTTGGAAACGATATCCAATCATGGGGTGGCTGTTTTTCTGGGGGGGTATTTGGGAGTGGTCTGGAACGTGTGGGGATACTATACTAGGTGCGTTTTTCATCGGCCGCCCATTTTTCCGCTACCCCCTAGGTGGTGGGGGTGGGGAGGGGTGACCCAGTACGGTCTGTGCTCTGTGCCTGCCTGCTCACCCAGCGCGGGAGGGAATTGCCCTGCACCAGAGCGGCGCAACGCTGTAAAATCACTGTAGAATTGAGCAATCACGTTGTATTACAACAACTTGCGCTTGCCTTGATAGCGAGAGCCCTACTTAAAAGCCTCAATCCCGCCCACTCCCTCTATCTTTAGAGTGAGCGTTGCTTGCTCTCCCGTCACAATTGGGTTGTCCGTGTACCCTCCATTTTTGGCCTGCTTAAGCTGGAAGATCGCCGCCGTGTTGTTGCCTTTGCTCTGCTCAAGCTGCCGGAGAAGCCGGTGCTCCCGGTACGCAAGCAGCTTTTTGAACGGCTCATCATATCCATAATATGTGTCCGTCTCATCCT